AACGAAGCATCCGACCATTGTATTTCCTTGATAAAAACACTCGTTATAGAAGCGACTATAATTATCATCCCTAGTAATGTTGTTTTCCATTCCTTGTAGTTTTTTATTTTCATATCAATACATAGTTATTTTTATCAACTTTACCTGCATTATACATACTCAAAAGGCTTCTAGTACTATACCCGAATGTTTTTTCAAAGTGTGGAGCATCTCTAAACTTCCAATCGCCACCCCAAGTCCAACCATACTGCTTAAATATGGTTACAACTTCCATCCAATCTGCTTTACCATCCCCATCAAAATCTTTTTTAACATCCCAAATAGCGTTTTTGCCATCAATCAATACAATATCAATAGCCAATCCGTAATTATGAGGACTCAAACCTGCTTTCGCCATAGATACTATTGGACCCTTTGTTGTTCTGCCTTGTGCGTATATGGCATCCTGTTCTGCAAATGTTCTTAAAGTATGGCTAAATCTACAAAATGTCTTGCTAGTTAATGCTGCCGATATTTCAAAATAGATATCCCTGCTTTCTTCACGTAGTTTAGGATGCATCAGTGCTATCCTTTCCATTGTTTTTGCGTCTATCATAACTTTTTTTTTCGTTTTTTATCTTATATACTAGATAAACAATAGATAGTATTGAAATTATCCAAGTGAAAACAATATTCACTAATTCAACACCCATTAATTGCATACCATTAAATAAAATTGCACCTAATGTTGATGGCACACCTATTTCATCTCGTTCAAACATTGTCATTGTTGTATTATTATGTTGGGAATTGACATAAATTTAAAGGGGTAGGGTCAATGATTTCAATACTAGCAGAAACACCTGCCGTAAAATCATCAAACCTTTCTTGGAAAAATTCTATGTTTATATTTTGAGTTACATTGAAACTATATGTGTTATCTAATTTCAGTTTAGATATAACATCAATAGCAACTTGTAATTGGTCGCTTTGTAATTGTAGCCTATTAGATTTATCTTCTGCCAATAAATCTGCAAATACTAGCAACAATCTGTAACGCATTGTGCCTGTTACATAAGTTGATGGTTGAGCAACAACCCACAACACAGGATATTCTATTTCACCGCCATTATCAACGTAGTCATAGATATCACCCTCTCCGAATGTTTTTAGCATTGGATGGTTTTGTTGTATTGTTTTTATTTTTGCTATCAGGTTGCTTAAACTCATCTTTCTTTTTTAAATAATCTTTTAGTTTCTTTTCATTTTTGGTATATGCCATCCTAATATGGTTTTTTATATCTATTGCCTTGATACCTTTCGCTATATGGTCTTGTGTCCTCTAACTCACCATTACCTAAATTGATAGCCACCCTATACTGATTGCTAGTTGGCCATATTGCAGTTATATCACTTCCTGGATTTAGGTATTCAGGATATGTTTCACTATTCGCAGTAAGATAATTAATTGTTCGTTCAGCATACCATTCTGCGTAACCTTGATAATATTTGCTAATACTTTGTAATTCAGCGTATGTAGGTTGCTCACTATTCTCACTTGTTTTCTTTAATACACCTTTGTTTACGAATTTATATTGCATAGCCATTGGCAATTCCCCTAACACATAGTTAAACAATGTGTCTGTCAAATAACTATCTAGTAATGTTTTGTATTTAGCATTACCAACCAAAGTAATATCGCCTGTGCTGATTAAATCTAAAATCTTATTGTATAACGCACTACCAACCAAAGGATGTATGTATCTATCCTGTGTCATTTTGATAATTTGCGTAAGATTTTTAAGGTCTATATTATTTGAAGCAATCGTAAAATCTTTAAAAGATTGCTCACTAATCATTAAAATATTCGCGCTCATCGTGATGTTTTTTCAATTACAACATTTCGTTTCCATTCGTGCCTACAATATGGAGTTGTTCTACCTGTGTCTGGATTTGTGTACCATCCACCACAAAGTTGAAATACTGAATATCCTAGTTGGTCACTAATATTTTGAATTTCTTCCCTAGTGAAATATAACTTACCGCCATAAAGTTTTTGACACAATGGTCTGCTTTGTGATAATGGCTTCGGTACATTAGGCCTTTCCTCATAACTATAAAGCACCTTGTATGATGTGATAGGAGTTAATTTACGAATAGCAGAATCGCCAATTTTAGTAACTGACCTTGTAATTGTACCATCTCTGCTAATTTTTTCTTTGATAACCCCATCATCTAACAAAGTATTCAACCTATCTGTTACAACATTTTTGCTTACCCCTGCCTTTTTTGCAATATCTTCTATTGTTGCATTTGGATTGCCTTTAATAGCAGCCACAATGTTTTCCTGTACTGCGTTCAATGTGTATTCAGCGAAATCTTGGTTTCTACTAAACTCATCCATGTCGCTAAAAAACATTCTATCCTGTTGTAATTGTATAAAGTTTTCTTGTGGTAAACCTTTCCCCTCAAATAATGCTATAATTTCATCATCATTTTTTGTATGGCTACACGAAATTGCCATAGTTTCAGTTGGAACAGAGGTAACAACCGCTTCCTCTTGTACTTTTGGGGTTAATCCAACTAAACTTCTTAACTCATCTTGATTCATATTTTCTAACACTTTCTGTAATAGTGTAGGATTCAATGAATTAAGTGAATTAATTAGGTTTTGACTAGAATCAGTTTCTTGTTTTTCAATCATTGGTAAACTTAACTTCTCTCTAATTTCATCCTGTGTCATATTTTGGCTAATGATAGCCTCACCGAATTGGAATGAAATAGGTTCAGTTTTGTTTAAAAGCATTTCAGCCGTAATATCATTGAAAGAATATAGATAATTAACTACCTGCTCAATTTCTTTTTGCTTTGCATTGATATATGTATTTTGAAATAACTCACTAGCCTCACGCAATTCTGCCCTTCCACCTAATTGGCCTTCTGTTTTGATACCAAATAACATAGGACTTGTAACCTTATGACCGCTAAATATCTCCTGTTGCACACTTTTGTTCAAAAGGTCAAAGTGCTTGTCAAGTTCAGTACCGCTTAAATCAATTATAGATGGCTCATTTTCCTTGCTATCGTTGAAGGCTAACATAAACTTACCCGCATTCTTTGAGCCGCTAAATTTGTCTTTAAATAGTTTTTCAATCCTGTTTTCTTCTTCCTCACTAACCCTACCACCATTAAGGTTGATAAGTTTAGAACTGAACATTCCATTGTTGATACTATTCAAGTGGTATTCTCCTATACAAATATCTAGTTCTATATAAGAAATAGCACCACGATAGTCAGGTAGCGAATAAATATTACAACCTGCTCTATATTCCTTGAAATATAGAATTTGAGTTCCTTTTCTATTATTTTCATCAAACTTTGGATATTCTAAATAGTTAGGTCTAGGGTTTACCTGTCCGTTTTTAATCCAATCATCAGCCACAAAATATGAATTGTTGATAGAATTAGTTCTAACCTTATAATAATCTAAATGATATAGTTCAGCAATTTCGCCTGTCGCCTTGCTCCATATAATTTGTAAGTAGTAACCACCGAATATAGATAAGTCAGTAGCCATTTTTTTAGTCAATTCAGTTAGGCTTTCCCCTTTGGTATTAACCTTATCAACAAGAGAATAGGCTTTCGCCTTTGCCATTTCATCTTCCGACTTAACTTCCCATCCATTACCGCAGATATAATCTACTTTGCCTGTGATAATTGCATTGTGTTTAGCACTATTGTTGTATAAACGCAATAAATAATCGGGATAATCGTTTTTTTCTCCGTAATAAATCCAATCCTTGCCCTTCACTTCTTTATAAACTGGCAATGGTACTTGGTCAAACTTTAAGAATTTAATCATACTGTATATGTTTTATATGAGCCATTATACCCATTGTATCTAATGACATCTGTATCACTTAAATTGGTATCTACTAATTCAAATTTACCTGTTGCTATAATTGTTGCACCGCTTCCTGCTTGTGTAACATAATATCTCCAAAACCCTATTGTCTTTGTATTGAACGCAGTATTCAATACTTGGAACTTTGAATATCTTGTTTTAAAGGCACTAACATCTGTCAAAGTCAAACTGACCTGTTCGTTAGTTACTTCGTTTACAAATAATATGGTATAGGAATCACTTGAAGTTAATCTTTTGTCCTGTAAACTCAAATATATGTACCCTGTAACATTTTTTGTAAGTCTAATCATAATAGTAAATATAATAAATAAGTACTTGTATAAAAAAAGGCACCCAAAAGAGTGCCTAATTTCTAAAAAACCATATGTAAACAAACCAAATCCTAAACAATAGGTATAACCGCAGTTACTTTCGGTGCTAATTCCTTTTCATTTCCTGTGAAAGTTAGTGTATAACCACTTCTATCACCGAATGCAGTACCTGTTGCACTACCACCGCCTGTCAAATCTAAACCATAAGCAAGACCCAAGAACCAATGGTCGCCGTTATTATCTGTTGCGATTACTGCTAATCTATTTTTAGCCAAAAGCAAGATTTCATTTCTAGTGTTTACTTGCAATTTATTTAGAATTACTTCTAATGTTTGAGTGTAGAAAACTGTACCATTCTGTACATTAGTCGTAACTGCTTCTGCAAAGTTAGAACTTTCTTTTACAAGTTCATATTTGTAGAATTTTTTACCTTGGTCCATAGTCAAAGTAGTAACTACACCACTCGCCTGAGTGACAGTCGCTAAATCTTCCCATGGAGCGAAGTAAACGGCAGTTAAACCTCCTACGCTATCTTTACAATCAAGGGTGTAACCTTGTGTTAATGCACATGCCATATTGATAAATTTATTTAGTTAAAGGGTGGAGTATTACCCCCACCCATATTTTTTACTATGCTGATGCTTTCTTCCAGAAAACAATCTCATCTGTGAATGCTACTTGACAACCTAATTTGAATTCTACTACGAATCTCATTTCGTCTGCCTCTTTTGCATAGAACAACTCAAACTTATCTTGCTCATTCAACATATCTGTACCCAAGTACATGTTGCTCATACAGATACCAACCATATAGTCAGTTCCGTTCAAACCATTCACACCAATCAATTTGATGTTTGTACCTGCAATTACAATCTCCATATTTGCAGCATCAACAGAATAGTGGAATAAGTTAGCCTCACGAAGTGCTACTACATATTCGCGGAATGTGTCGTTACCACAGAAGATAACAAAATCATCCTTATCTAAAAGAGCAGCAGGGATTGACAAGAAGATGTCATCAAGTGCTTGTCTTACGTTAGATTTTGTTAAAGTAGTCAAAGCACTTACGTTTCCGTTGATTGGGTCACCCGCACCACCGAAACCAAGAGCATTGATGATAGTTGCAAAACCATTGAATTTGTTTAATTGACCACTCTGACTAGTCGTGTCGCCTTGCCAAATCGCAGTTTCAAGAGCCGCACCAATTCTTTGAACTTTTTGATTAGTAAAATCAGTTGCGTAAGCCATATAATCATAAGTAGAACCAACTCTTAAAGCCTTTTGAGTGTATTTCGCTTCAAAAGTTTTAGGACAGATAGCCTCTTGTACTTTGATTTTACCTACTGTAATTTGTCTTTGTGTGATAGTAGTTGTACCACTAGCATTAAATCCGCAAGTACCACCCGCTTGGAATACCGCATCGGTAGTCAAAATGTTGATTGTTTCTGCTGATTTGATACCAACTTGTACATTACCTTTCGCTTCAATCAAAGAAGCAGTTTTCGCACTGAAAATCGCAGCAGCAGTAAGTTGCTGGGCATTTTCTTCTACGTAGTTCGTTAGTGCTGTTAAATCTAATGCCATATTATTTGTTTTTTAAATTTTGAAATACTTGTTGTAATTTATTAAATTGTTGTTGTTTAGCGTCTTTTACTTCTTTATAAAAAGTATTAGGCTTTTGAATTGGGTCAGCCGATGGTTCAGTTGCCAAAGTTTCTAAAACTTGTGCAGACAATTTGATTGCCTCACTCATTTTTTCTTCTTTATTACCCATTTCCTCTAATTTTTTAGCCATTTCCTCAACTTTCTTTTCAAGTGCTGCATATTTTTCTTCCATAGCAGACATTTTCTCGTCAATCTTTGGCTTTTCATCTTCGGCAGGTGCTTCTTCTTTTGCAGCCTCAACCTCAACTTCTACTTTTGGTTCGCTTTCAGCCTTTTTAACTTCTGCGATTTTACCTTCTTCAACCACAACGATTACCTCGCCTGATTCAAGTTTGTGTTCGCCAACAGGTGCAGGCATATTCGCCCCATCTTGACCAACTACATAGATTTCGCCACTCTCTAAATCGTATTTGACAGCAGTTCCATCTTCCAATTTGCCATCTGTTAAGGCAAACTTTTCTTTACTATTCTCTGTGAATAGCAAGTTTTTGATTTCTTGTAATGCTTCTTTTGCGTTCATAATTGTAAATATTAAATTTTTATTAGTGTTCAATTTGTGATAAAATATTTATGATTTTAGACATCATAATTTCTTCTTCTGTTATTGTTTCATTCGTTTTTTCGTATCTAAACATTCCCTCAACACTAAATCCTTTGAATGTACCTTCCTTAACCATTTCCCAAATCTTTTCATTATCTACCTTGAAAGTTCCAAACCAACTGCCATCAGCCACATCTTCAAATCCCTTTGGTGGCATAACACCTTTTTCCCTATCAATGATATAACTTTCGTACATATACACTCCCTCAACGGGTTTGCTATGTTCTATATTAACTTTACCTTGATAGCCTTTCTTGAAAAACCTTTGTACAATCTTCATTATTTCTTCCGCACTAAATACAACATAGTATTCAGCATCCTCATCTCTACGATATATAGGTAAATCGGCTATCATCAATGGACCTGTAACAATTTTTTGTTCCTCATCTTGTATAGCGAACCTATTATGGATGCTATTTTCTTGTAATTGACCTAATTCTCTTAACTTATTT